CCGCTGCCACCTTTGACATGGCGGAATCGAAATCCGCACCAGTTTTCACAGCAATGGTGCCCAGAGCCGTGACACCAGCGGTGACGGGCAGCAGCTTTTGTCCCACACCGGAAATTTTGTCCCCGGCGGACTGCAGCGTTTCTCCCAGAACGCCCATCTTTTCCAAGGCGGTGTGAGAATTGTTTGCTTCTGTGGTCAGGCGTTTCAGTTCGTTTTCGGTTTCGATGATCTCATGCTGTAGTGCATCATACTGCTGCTGTGAGATTTCACCATTTGCAAGAGCGGTATTTGCCTGTTCTGCGGCAGTTTTCAGCACTTCCAGCTTTTCCTTGGTGGCAGATACCGCATCTGCCAGCAGTTTGTGCTTCTGGGATAAAAGTTCCGTGTTGGTGGGATCAAGCTTCAGCAGTTTCTGGACATCTTTCAGCTGCGTCTGCGTGCCTTTGATGTCTTTGTTGACACCTTCCAGTGCCTTGGATAGCTTGGTGGTATCGCCGCCGATTTCTACAGTGATGCCCTTGATTCTATTAGCCATACAATCTCACCCCCTTATCAAAATTTATCGAAGTCACTCTGATCCGCTAACATATGATATTTGTATTCGTCATTCTCCCGTTCGGTGAACATATCATTCACGACTCCGATCGTGAGCAGATCAAGCTCTGAGAGGGACAGCCCGATCTGCACACATCGGAGAAGGAACAGGGGCGTTGTCATCGGGCGGTCAGTTTTTCGATGTTTTTTTTAGACTTGACCTGTGTTTCTACATTCAAGCCCCAGAGGTCGATCAGCTGCGGCAAGATCTCATAAATGCTGAATGTGTTAAACTGCTCCAGCCACTCGTCCGGCGATGCCGGAATGGCTGCATCGGCGTGTTTTGCCATGATATAGGCGATGTTCTCAAATACCTCAAGGCTTTCAATGTCCAGTGCGGAAGATTTCTCTGTATTTTCTCCCACAGACTTTTGCAGTGCTGCAAAATCCTGATAAATATCTCTGCGAAATTTCAGACGATACAGTCTAGGGACTGCCGCACTTGCCTTAAACGGCACATCAATACCATCAATGGTGATGTTCTTCTGAATTGCCATACTGCCACCTCCTTACGCTTTCACAGATGCTGCGGATGCTTTACCACTCTGTACAGCGGCAGCCAGATTGGGCATATATACCGCCTTGTACCAGTTCTCATAAACCTCAGCATCCGTTTTCTCACAGGTTTTAGTTTTTACCAAACCACTGTTCAACGCCGTTGCGGTCAAAGACAGCGTTTCTGTTTTAACTTCCTTTTCGTCCTCAACGGTGCTGGATTCTGTTGCCGGACGAGAGGCAGAGCAGCAGAACAGACAGTGACGAATTTTATTCTTATCGCCGCTGAATTCAAACAGCAGTGCAAACTGGGATACTTCCGCAGTATTGGTTTCCGTGAGAACGCCCTTTTCATCCAGCTTCTCACCGAGAATGTCTGTCGCAAACTCAAGCGGAACCAATGCGATTTCAAGATCTCCGGTGTAACCGGAGTTATTGTTGATCACATAGTACACACCATCATCAGCGTAAAAATTGGATGCTTCACCTTCTGCATCGATAGACAGCGACACTGCACCGGGAATGCGAACTGGCTTTGCAAAAGTCGGCACACCTTCTTCATCATTTTCTTATACCAGAGGCACAACGGACTGATTATGATCAGAAAGTTAATGAATTTTGCAATGAACTTAAAAAAAGAAAAATTGCTTTAGCAGGATGTTATGAATCAACCTCAAAAAGAATTATAAACGAGATCACAAAATCACTGCCAACACAGGAGAAGTCAGTCACGCCCATTACTTGTCTCGGACTCTGGTCGCAGGCAACTGTGCGCCCGAACGGGGATGTTTCCGTTTGCTGTTTTAGCTATAAGCCTATTCTAGGTAATTTGCATGAAATGTCTTTTAATGAAATCTGGCATTCCACACGGGCAGAAGAACTGCGGTCATTCGTTTGCAAGGGAGAATATATGGATGATCCATGCAAAGGGTGTGACCTGGGAAATCCGGTATTCACACGGCTGCTGAAAAATGGTGAGGATATGACACAGTTTCATCATATGATTAATACATCCAGATAAGCATCTTTTTGTCAGGGGGATGAATATGAATTGTGATTCTGAATTTGCTGCATATTTTGAACAGACTTACTCAAAAAGTATTGCGATAAGTCACAGACAGTACTTAATGGAGCGATGTTCCGACAGAAGTTTATTGATCTATGGCATCGGTGAAGTGGCTGTTAATTTAAAACATTATCTCGAACTGAACGGAATACATACAGATGCATTAATTGACGATAATTTGTGCGGTCAAAAAATTGAGGAACTTGATGTCATTTCGTTGATTGACCTCGTCTACATGGAAAATGGTAAGTATTTTGTCATCCTCGCAAGAGATGATGAGAACTATGGCTTATCTCGTCAGAAGTTTCTTGACATGGGACTCAGAGAAGATGTTGATTTTACCTATTTTACAGAGATACCAGGTACAAATGAATTGTTTCACTATGATGTAACTCTCTCTTTCAGCAGAATTAGGCAAACGTATCAAGGTTTTGAAGTGTTCGGCAATGAAAATGATGCGAATGCGATTAGAATTGTCGCATTAGGTGGCTCTACTACAGAATGTTCTCTTTTTTATGTAAAGGGATGGGTTCGCTTTTTGGTAGATTATCTGAAAGAGCAAGGAATTCCGGCGGTTGTTTATGGCGGAGGCGTATCATCTTACACTTCATCGCAGGAATTATTAAAGCTAATTAGAGATGTTATACCGCTTAATCCAGATATTGTCATTTCCTATAGTGGTGTGATTGATTTATATAGCTTTCCTAAGCCAGAAGACGGTGAACGATATAGACGACCTTTTATCACTCGTTTTCAAATGCAATTTATTCAGCAGATCTTGGAACGCCTGACAAAAGAAGTCGGTATCCCTGTCGTAAATGCACCAAGTTGGAATCAGCTTGGTCACAGTACGGTATTCTATGGCTTGAAAAATAACAAGACAGCCGCAGAACTATGGATTGATAACGAACGCATGATGAATGCGCTTTGTGAAGCGTTTGAGATTCGGTTTTTTGGTTTCTTTCAGCCTTTCCGATTTAATGGGAGTTATCAATGTACCCCTCTTCAGGAAATTATACACAGTCGCAGAGACCTTACATGTGTTCCAACTGCTGATGGCGAAAAAAGATGGGGAGAAAGTGTAAAAAAAGATCGTGATACGATTATTTCAGAAATTACGAAATACAGTTTTTATCTGATTTTTCAAATATTTTTGACGGACAAAGTGAAGTTTTTTACGATACAACACATGTATATGAAAATGGTAATATGGTTATTGCCAGGGGTATTTTTAACAAGATTTTGCCATGCATACACTCGCTGCAATCTACACAGAAACGCCATTCCATAGATTTGCATATCGAAGAACCCGATTGCCATCCAAAACCGGAATGCAACAGTAATATTGAAGAAAAGGCAAACGCAATCAATTACTATGATGTTTCTGATGTCTGTCCGAAGACTGAAATCGAAGGATTAAAATGCGGCGGTCGAATTGAATTCGGTGGTCATATATGGGTTGTACTTTATATCAACACAATATTTGCCTTGGTATTGTCAGAGGATATACTGGCAAGAATGGATTATCATCATACATTGACCAGTATTACATGGGAAGAAAGCGAAATAAGGCATTGGCTAAACACGGAGTTCTATTGCCGTTTTACTGAAGCAGAGAGAAAAGCTATCCTTCCAGCTTTCACAATGAATCACAATAATCCGCATTTTGATACAGAAGGTGGAAATACAACAGTAGATAAGGTGTTTCTTCTTAGCTACAAGGATATTGAAAAATTTTTCAAGAAAATTTCTTTTAAGTCTACCGAGGTTGCACAGGAGACCTGTTGGTGGTGGTTACGCACCCCAGGAATATACAGTGACCGTGTTGCTGCAGTCCATGAGGATGGTCATGTGGTAATGCCAGGTTATTATATTAAAAGTTCATTATGTAATAATACAGGAGGAATAAGACCTACTATTATCCGTAAATGAGCTTTTGATTTAGTGGCAGAGGTATGGCAATAATCTACAAAATTTGTTTAGCAAGGCAGCACTACATATATTACCATTTGTAATAATATATATATAGAAAAAACTCAGTAAAAATTGTGAGGGCATAAATCAGCATTCAATTCATGGTAAAAGTTTGTCAGTCAGATGCAGATTTGCCAATACAAATCTTATGAATTTTTTGACAATCCGTTTTTGTGTATTTTAGTATTATGTTTTCGATAGTTGAATAGTTCTTTGCAATTACCAAAACATGATTAACTTTAAGAGAAGTAAAACGCCCGATTTAAATAAATTTGCGAAATGTGATAAGAATAAAGTAAAAGATGATTGCTATAAAGAAACTTAAAAAAAGCGATATAGGATATTTAGTGGAATCGCTTAATAACCCTTCGATTATGAAACTGATTGCTTCTGCTATGCCTCTTTCATTCGAGGAGGCTTCTCGCATATGTACTGGTTATTATCAGGATGCAGCGTGGTTTGTAATAAAAAACAATCAACTACAGCGTAACATTGGCTTAGTCAGCCTTCTGCGTATTTCTCCTGACAGTCGGAGTGCTGATCTAAGCATCACGATCTCGGAAGAGCGTGACCGCCATAAAGGTTATGGTACGGAAGCCATGAAACAAATTCTGCATTATGCATTCTGTGAATTGCATCTTCACAGGATTCAGCTTGAAGTGTTGCACGATAATACGGCAGCAGAGAGCATGTATCGGAAAATTGGGTTTCATTTTGAAGGCTTGAGGAGAGATGCGTTCTGCAATGGAAATACTTACAAAGATATGCTGTTATTCAGTATACTGAAAAATGAATGGAGTAAACCTACATGATCAGGAGTTATGATACATCTAATATATCACTGCACTTTTTTTCGCCTTATGCTATGGTTCGGCGAAGAACACAGAATCATATTATTCTGCATCATCATATTACAGGGAACAGTATTTCAATAACAGGAGATGAACGCTGGCTTGATGAATTGACAGAAAAGCTGTGCAGCGGCTGTGAAATGGATCAATTGCTTGCATTGTTCCAATTGAATGATTCATTTGTCAGGCATACGAAATGGAGTTCATTATCAGCTCCTGTGCCAATGTAATCAATACAGAGTGCTGCAGAATGTATCAGGAATTCGGAGCAAAAAAGATTATCTTTCCGAGAAATATCAGCTTCAGTGATATGGAGCTAATCTCATCGAACGTAAAAGGTATGGAGTTCGAGTCCTTTTTGATGAATTCCGCTTGCAAGTTTACAGATGGAAATTGCCTTGGTACGCACAATACAGAATATGGCTCTTTGTGTACTTGTGTTGACAAATACCTTAAGAATTTTCACAGTTTCATATACGAAAGTATTGATGCAGGTGCCGTGCAGAAGATTCTCAACAATGCTTTTTACTACAAGCAACTCTTTTCTAAAGAAAAGGGGGTGGGGTGTGCACAATGTGACATTTATCATTTGCAGCGTGTAGTAGACAGCGTGAAAATGGTTCTAACACCCATTCTCTTCTGACTGCCGGCGTGAGCGGGTGGCAGGCATTTCTTCCGATCTGGTACATCTTGCCAGCATGCTGCTTTATCAATTCCAGCAGGTATTTCTGCCGTTCCCGCACTCGCAAAGTATTCTTCCCGATCGTGCCCCAGGCGATGATAATGGCATCACTCATTGCAGCGTACTGCTGTATGATCTCATCTGCTTCATTGTCAATCAGTTCATCATCACCGTTGAAACGAAGATTGAGTTTCTCCATGATTCTGCTGTACAGATTCACGATATTGACGCTGCCAAAACCAAGCTTACTGACGTTATTCAGAACCAACATCGTGGTCATATCAAAGTTGACCGTATCCGCTGTATTCGGGTTGATCATAATGACCATTGAGGTTGGTTTCTCGCTGTCCCATTCTTTCCGCAAAAGCAAACGATGTTCTTTGTCGTCTGAGAAAATCGCTTTGCTTCTAATCGTTGTTGTTTCTTCCAACATTTCTTCCTCCCTCTAAAAAAAGAGGCTCAGCATCACGCCAAGCCTCCCACGAACAATGTTTTCCTCACTTACTCTTCTTGACCAGTGCCAGCAGTTCTACGCCGCAGGCAACTCCTGCCAGAAACATTTCAATCGCAATCGGCATTGATATACTTCACCTCCTCCCGCTCCTGCATTTCGATGGCGATCCCGATGCCGCCGATCACCAGTGTCAGTACCAGTCCTGCGATAAATTCCTTCATGTCAAATTCCTCCAATTTTTCGTTTTATGCTTCACACTGTAACAGTGTTTTCGCCTCGCTAATTGCTTCTTCCATTGCCGCTGTGTCCATGAGCAGTTCTTCGATCTCGTCCGGATCATAGCCGACTTCCAGCAACAATTCTACTTCTTCTTCCAAAACGCCAAATATACCGCAGTATTCCAACAGCAGTTCTTCCCGCTCATCTTCCATCCACCATTTTGCGTAATCCAGTTGATCCCAATTGTACGGGTTGAACAGTGAATGGATGTAGTCCTGCATTTCAAAATCACTTCTGTTGAGTTTTCCGTTCGGAGTGATTTCTAGGATTTCACTCTCTGAAACACCGACTTCACAGCACTTGTCATTCAGCTTTACCTTTTTCAGAGCGTTATCCAAAATGCTCTTTGTGCTGGCGTAAACGTACAATCCCAGTGCAGAAAAATGATACAAAGTCAACGGATTATTGCCCTTCACCAGAAACAATGTATTGTCGTTTTTCAAAATCGTAAAGACAAAGCTGCCCTCCACCAGTTCTGCCATGCGTTTGATGTTTTCCGTGTCCAGCTGCTGCCCCTGTTCCAGAAGCTGCACGGCGACGTAGCTGTCGGTTTCGATCGGGGTCGTTGGGAGATGCTGTTCCCGGCGAAGTTCCCTGTCGTTGTACAGCACGCCGTTGTGGGCGAGGGCGAACGCCTCTTTGCCGCAGTGTCCCTCGAACGGGTGGTTGTTGCAGTTCCGCTTCTCGCTGCCCTGTGTCGTGAACCGGGTGTGCCCGATGACCGATCGTGTCCCTCTGGGAAAGAACAGCTTGACCTTGTGTGCCGGCTTGGGCTTTTTGTAGGTGATGATGCCGCCGCTCCGAACGTAGGCGATGCCCGTTGCGTCTGTGCCACGGACTTCCGCAGCGACAGAGAGGTAGTGTACCAATTTTTTCAGGACAGCGTTGCTGATCTTACCCTTGTAGTCTAAGAATCCAAACACTGCACACATCTTACATCTCCTCACTTTCCATCACGTACTCATTGACGTACAGTCTTCTTTCCTTCAGATACTGGATCAGTTCCGGTTCCCGAATGGAGCTTACAAATTCCGACCAGCTCATGGCATCGATTCCTTCTTCAGACAAAGAAATCGCCGCATCACAGATGTGGTTGACCATCTGCAGTGTGGCGATGAAAGTGTTGTATTTGAGGGTGCCCCGGAACAATCGAAACTCAATGGTGTGGTAGTTATTAAGATTGACCGCAACGTATCTGCCGTTGCAGCCGCTTTTGGCTTTCTCCAGGATTTGTTTTCCGGTTTTCTCAAAACCGAATCGTGCACTCCAACGGCTCATGTTGTAGCTGCTTCTGCGGCTGAACGTAAAGAGTTCATTCCAGTGCTTTTCCACAAAGAACAAAATCCGGCTGATGACATCTTCCTGTTCTGTCTGGTTATCTCCAAAGGCATTGCGGTTGACGTGAACGTGCAGACCGCAAGTCGATGTCTGATGGGAACGATAGCCCATGGCAACTGCCTCCCGGAGAATTTCTTTCCAGTTCATTTCCTCTGTGTGAAACTCTAAGGTCATGGGGTGACTTACGATCTCAAAACCATCTTCCAAGCTGCCGTCCGACTTGATGTAAATGTTTTCCTCATGCACATTGGCGATGCTTTTGAGAGTTGCAGCGTTGTCGTTATCTTTGCCGCCTTCATCCACTTCCAGTTCTACGCCGAAGTATCGTTTTCCGTTTCCGTAAAAGATAGGTGTGGGTTTGTAGCCGTATTCCTCGATCTCGTCTTCAAACTCGTCAAAACACCTTTCGCAGTAGGGCAGGTCGCTGTGCCAGCAGACAATGCTTTCCGGAACGATCTGCCCGCAGGATTCGCAGCGGTAGTAGTGGGCATCGAAGCAGTCCTGGCAGAGGCAGGTGTCTTCATCGGAGACACTGTTTTGCTCCCAGATGGTTTCGCCGCAGTGGTCGCAGGTGACGCAGTGTTCCTCGACACAGTCATCGCAGAGCAGTTCATCGTCTACCGGTGTGCCCTCTTCCTCTGCAAGCACTCTTCCGCAGTAGTCACAGATTCTTACTTCTTCTTCCATTTCAAGTTCCTCCAAAAACAAAAATTCCGGTAAGGCTG